TCGTTGCGTCTACGAGCGTAAACGCGCCTTCCATGTCAGCCGCAGCAACATCACCAAACGATCCGCCTGTGGTTGTGTCGCACTCCTGCAGAGTTGGAAGCAAACTTGCGGTTGCACCAACGCCTGTAATCGTGCCAATGTCCACCAAGACAACTGCGGACTCAAAACCCAGAGTATCCAGCAAATTGGATGTCTGGTCGTCGTTGTCGTTGGTATCCTGTGGTTCAAGCAACTGCACGAATGCCAAATTGCTGTAAAGGTCTGTATTTGCCATATCTAAATCACCTCTTTCATTTAAGCCGCTTCAAGCGCATACGTTAATATGACATCAACGTGTGTGGCAGTCGCCAGGTCAGAACCCGCTTTGATAACCGTCACGTCATCCCCTGCGGTGTTCGCAATAAAGCTCGCACCGTCCGCAAGAACAACTACATTTGTAGTGTCGGGCTTTACGACAGTGCTTCGAGTGAGCGCGCCAACCGGTGCGGAAACCAGGATGGCTGTGCCGCATTTTAGATCGACCGATGTTGCGGTCGCTGCATTGCCGCCAATAGCAATCAGGGTTACGTCTATCAGACGGAACTTTTTGGTCGTGGGAATGCTTAGAAGTGTATGTCCTGCATTCACTTCTGCGACAGTGACCCTGTGACGGTGACTAAAAACAACCTGATCGCCCAACCCGTCGAGTTCGTTTAATTCAAGAGCCGACGGAGTAACAGCCGTTCCTGCAATTTTAAGCGCGCCGCCATCCACAATATCTAGCTCGCCGCCGATAACAGTTCGCGCCCCGCCCTGTTCAGTATAGTTTTCAGTGCCATAGGTAGGCATAGTATTTAGCCTCCTTTAGCTAGTCGCGCACTTGATCGGGACAATGGCCTCGGCTTTTGTGACGCCGCCGCCCGTGCGCTTAGTGAAGTAGAACAAGACCTTTGGTTTGCTCGAATACGGGTCGCGCAGCACGGAGGTCGTGGGCTTGTCGATGATCTTGTAACCCATTCGCAGGTTCGCGAACATGATTGGATATGTGCCGGTAGTCATTGTTGGCATATCGGCAGTAGGAACGATGGAATACCCATGCAGAGTGGCAATCTTGCCGTCAACCGGGTCCATCTGGAACAAACTGCGCCCCTCGCCGTCCTTGAGCAGTGCAACCTGCAGGATGGTCGAACGCTTCATAAACCAATTTGCGCCGTTGGCGTAAGCATCCTTGATGCCGTAGACGGCTTTGAAAATGCTATCGGCGGTAATCGCGGATGCACTGCCGGTATAGACATAATTCGCCAAAACTGAGGTGTTGGTGAGAATGCCTTCCGGTTCGAGCACGGTATCGCCGTTGATGAACGATTCGCCCTCGAGTCGAACAAATGCGTCGGCTGCCTCACGTGCAAGGAACCCCTCTACGTCGAAACCAGCATCATCAAGCATCTGCTGGTATACCTCGGGATATGCATATGCATTGCGAAGCGGAATCTCAAGCATTCCGATGGTTGGGGTAGTATTCGCGCTTGGTGTCGTGCGCTCACCAGTCCAGCTACCCGTCATCTGAGTGTCTTGCCGTGGCTGTATATACCTGTCGCCGCCGATGGTTTCCACATCAGCATAAGCGCGTATCGGGCTATACTCGTTCACCAGACTAATGATTGTGTTGTTCATGGTCGGGCTAACGAGATACCCGCCGTTCGGGTCGGAATCCGTTGCCATGGCCTTCGTTTCGAGAATAACTCGGTCATCCTGCGACATACGCTCGGAACCCTTGCGCAGATATTCGCCAAGAACACGATCTTTCTGCTCTGCAGCAGTAGGTTCGCCGCCCGTGCCGTCTGTGCCGGAACCAGGCCGGTTGAGTTTGGTCTCCAAATCGTCAACGCGGGCTGTCATTTTCTCCAGCATGCCGTCGACATCAGATTTTGCATACATTCCTGCCTCAATTGCAGACTGCTTGCTCTGCAATGTGGCAACCATACCCTTGATTTCATCGGCAAGGGCAACCGGGTCTGTTACAGCATCAGCCATAACTACACCTCCACAATAGATTTGAGTGAGTCGCGCAACGTCAACAAAGGCGTCACGTCTGGATTCTGCGGCTCATCAATCTGTTGAGTGGACGTATCCGGCTCCTCAGTCTGATCGAGTGCGGTAATGAACGATTTGAGCTGAACAGCCCATAATTCGAGCTGCTCGCATATCTCATCACTGGATAAATGCCCGTGTTTCAAAACGGACTGCAACGTATCCAGTGTTTTGAGCAATAATTGCTTGTCTGGTATACCTGATTTGATGCCCACGACTAGCGTGTCGGAATTCATCCCCCAAGTAACGGCGCTGCCCTCCCATAGTCGCACTTCTGAGAGTATGCGCGCCGGGCCGTATGGCGTTTTCTGTGACGGGTCGTATTCCGACTTGACGGCGTCATAGCCGATTGAGTGCTCACTGATCGCGCCCGCCTCATACAATTTGAGTGCGTCTTTGCCGAGCGTGGTGTCGACAATCTGAGTCTCGAAGTACAATCCCTTTTTGTCCTCTTTGAGCACCTGGGGCGTGCCGAGGATTTGCCAAGCGTCGTGCATAAATAGATGCTTGATACGCGGCCTATCGGACTCAGGGCCGCGCTCTTTGAGCGTCTTTTTGAATGCGCCCCTGGGTATGATATCGCCGCCGTCATCGAGCACGTCGAACGTAGAAAAATAGCCGGTAACAATACCGGCTTTGACATCCACATCCTTGATTTCGGACGCTGTATTTTTGGTTTGGTATGGAAGCATGTTGTCACCTCGAGAGGTTGAATAGAAAAAGCCTCACCACTATGTGATGAGGCTTTAATAGGTTGTGTTTATAGTTATCAGTCCATGCTATTCATCTGAACGGGGCATATACCTCTGCTCAAACTCGCGCAAATCATAATCCTGGTCGGTCGGCTCCACTCTTGGAACCTCATTCCAGAACTGATGACACGAAGGGCAGAACCACTGCGGTTCCTCGTTCTCGGTCGCGATATTAATCAGGATGCATTTGCATATGCAGCGCGGGTGAGTCATATAGACATTATATCACATTAATCCCATTCAAATCGCGTGTCGCAATTGCATCCTGGGTGCAATGGCTGCGTCGCAACGTCTTCATAATCAAGACTCATATGCTTCTCGTTCCCGTCCTCGGCGGTAATTGTCAACTGTGTGCCCTTGTCGAAGAAGTTCTCTTCGACTCCCATTGTCAGTCCGTCCAACTCGCGGCAAAACTCGCATGCTTCAACGCCCGCCGCCCAAACCTTTCGCGTTGCTCCACTCTCTTTATACTGTTCCAGCCTGCCGGATGAATGAGCACGCGCCAATTCAGTGCGTGCAACCAATTCAGCCCGGTATTTAGATACATCAGCACCGAGAATGTCACCCACTTTGCCAATCAACGATTGGCGGTCGCCGCCGTTCTCTATGATGTCCGATAATGCGCCTCTGAGCTTCTCTCGAGTCGTATTGTTGATCGAACGCACCGCCAGCTTTGAATAATCGCGCACATAGTCCGCAACCTGCCCGACTACAACGTTAGGATTTAGCGTTACGCCGATCTCTGCGCCTGCCGCGAGCATGCCCTTTGCAAGCTGCCTGAGAATAATTGGGCCAAGCACTTTATAGAGTTCGTTATCCCAGTAATCGGGATCGGGGAAAATGTCGTCGATTGTCATGGCTGGATAGCCTCAATCCGTTCCGTGATCTCGTTTAACTGCTTCTCGAAATAGCTTTCCATCACGCTCGCTGTGTTTTGCTCGTCAACTGTCATGGGTTGAAGCGCTTTGTGTTCGTGATGCCCGTGGGAATGTTTAGCCGTGTCGATACTGCTTGTGTCTGTCGCTGTAATTGCTATACCCTGCGCCCTGAACTCGTTAGAAGTTGGGTCGGCTGTGTCTTCCTCGTAACCCAACTCAAGACGCGCCTCATTGCGAGTCAGTATACCGGCCTGATAGTTCGCCCGCACTCGCACATGGAACTTGTCGCGGTCTTCCTGCAACGCTTCGATATCGTCGCTGTTGTAGTCGAGATATAGCCCGCCGCCATATAGTGGAACCAGCCAGTTATTGAACTCGTCCCGCATATAGTCCAGCAACGGGAGTACGGTATCCTCGTAGAACGCTTTGCGTGCTTCCTGGTAGTTCGAATATGTTTTGTTTGTTGCATCCCCAATGAGTTCCGGCGGGACTGCATTCACGATACATATTTCGCGTGCTGACTGCCGTTGTCCCTCCAGCCAATCCATGTCCTTCGGGCTTGTGCCCATCTCTTTGAAATCCATCGCGCCAGCGGCAAGCATCAACCTGCCGGATTTACCGGGGCCGGTGAACTTGTCCTTGAGTGCGGCCTCAAGCCGCTCATAGCTGGTATCGCTCAACTCGCCTTCGGCTGTGACAATTCCACTTAGCCGCGCCCCGTTCTGCAGCAACCCGGTATTCCATTTCCGCGACTCATTGTTTTGGTCTACTGCCCATGCGCCTGCTCGCTGAGGACTCGGGCCGGTCGAGCAGTCGAGAGGATGCCAATAGTCGAGATGGCATATCTCCTCTGGAGTAAAATCAATCATCTGTCCCGACACAGGCCGATATTCGTATTTGCTCATTACCCCCAGCGTTGCGCCGCGCACCGGCGTAACCAGGTCGGGCCGTAGGGTATAAAGTTCCTGCGGTGGGCGTCGCAGATCATCAGGGCCAACGCGCAAAATGTAGGAGTTGCCCGACAGTAGCCAATACGAAACCACATCTGTCATGAATCTCGACCGGCCCTGCAACGGATTTGGCCTGCGCAACAAATCCAATAACGGGTGCTGATCGATTGTGCTCTCGTTATCCGTTCCGCTTGCGGTTTTGACCTGCCACGCCACGCCTGCAATGCTTTTAGCCACATAATCTATACAGGCATGCACAACAGGATTTCCGAGGTATCCCTCGTTTGCGTAATTATCGTATCTGTCCGACAGAGATTGATTTGCCTGCGAGTTGGCAATCATAGCAAACCATTCCGGCGATATAGTCACCTTTCGCGAGAATGCAGAGCGTATTAAATTGAGCCTGTCAGTTATTTTCATACACTAATCCTGATTCGTGGATAGAATTACATATGGCGCTGAAACAAATGGACTAAAATACGATGCTGCGTCAAGTGCTGCTGTTAATCTGTCTGCAGGATATTCGTCGTCTGATTCCGCCGTGGTATGCAACGATCCCAGCGCATATTCCATGCCGCAGCCGGTGGCATCATAACTATCCAGCACCTCGGAAACCTGAAAATCACTCTCTATATGAAATAGTCTGCCTCTGTAGCCTACCAGAAATGAACCGCCAGTCTCCTCATTGTTTTGCACGATGGTATACCCACCGTCTTTGAGGCATTGCCTCACAGACTCCACGAAAGACGTAGCCATATACGCAAAAACATCTTGATCTTCCGCGATAGGAGGAGGAGTAAACTTATAATTCAGCAATTGGCCCATACGAAACGAATCCGTAAAGCCAATGACAAACTCACCATTTTTGAATACCTTAGGGTCTGCTCTTTGTCGCGTTGCTCTGCCGGTTGACCCGCAACTGTCTCCGCCTATAATCACATTCCCGTTATGAGTTATGCCAACTATACAAGTCATGCGTCCTCCTCATATGATAGATACTCTCAATTCGCGGTCTTTAAGCATCAGTTCGGAGAATCCCCACACTAGCGCGTCAACCCTGTCGGGCGAGAACTCGCTCTTGGCGGGTTCCCACGTGACCATCTGGTCTTCAAGCCTCGCGTGATACCCCACGTGGTGAATACGCCCCTGCTCATACAAAGCAGCGATTGGTTCAGCGCGGGCCTTTTTCCCTCGACTCGCGTGGACTGCCTTGTATGACACATTCGGGTCAACAGTGCGGATTGCAGCCTCGACAAGATCGCCGCCGTTGTTCACCTCTCCGATAATTCTATCCGCCTGATATTTGTGATACATCATCACGGCCTTGGAAGCCCATTCGTTCGGCGTGTATCTACCCGATACGTCTTGCAAAAGGTAGCCGTGCATATCGTCACCCAGCCCGCACACCACAATTCCAGTTTCGTCACTGTTTTTGTTGCTGGTGACAGCCGGGTCAATGGCGATAACTATGCGCCTCATCTCGGGTGCTTTCGCAACTCTAAGCAGGTCAATTTGATCGCGCTTCCAGAGTGCGCCCTCAGCGTCGGCCTTGAATGCTTCTTCGGGCGTCGCGGGGTATTCGCGCCGGAACTCAGACACGCCTCCGCACTCGACAATTTTGTTACGTCGCCACTGGAGTTGATTGTCGTCCAGCCCATAAGCCTGTGCATATTCGTCTTCATCGGCTGTGCGGGTAAATCCCTCGGGAACCGGCTCTCTGTACTCGTCCTGCCAAAACCAGGGTATGAATATAAGCTTGTATGGCCCCTCGCCTGCCATTGCTGATTTGCATAGCTCGTAGAACAAACCCGACGCGCCCGCGCTCGTAGATTCGAGTATGATCTCTGTGCCTGGTTCGTTCGGGACGGCTTGCAGCGCGCCCTGCATGTGCAATTCAGCGTGAGGCCAATAGGCTACCTCGGAACCATGAAAATACTGGATCGTGTCCGACCGCCCGACGCCCTTGCTGCCTGCCGTGCCAACTTTGTAGCTCGAATCCAAGGCGTCGAATACCAGCTCTCGCGCATTACTCGCTCTGGTGGATGGTTTGACCAATTGCGGACAATGCTCGTGATAGCGCTTCGTCATGTCGAACAGGTTATTGGTTGCGTCGTCCAAATGCGTGAGGATGAACGCCCTCGCCCCGCGTCGATGTGAGACTTTCCAGTAAAATCGGCCTTCGGTGTATGTCGAACAGCCCTGCTGTCTCCCCTTGAGAATCAACGCACGAACGCGGCCACACTCAGCCAATTGCTGTTCAATCGCGGCATGCAAATACTTCTGCGCGTGGTTCAGCCGAAACGGCGATACCATTCCCGACTTTGTGCGGACATACAGGCAACGTGAAGCGTAGTGCTCAAAATCGTCCTTTAGTCGCTGTCTAATTGTTCGTTCGCGGATGTTCACATTACCATCCAACCGGCGCGTGGATAACGCCATCCTTGAATACCCTGCCGTCCTTGAGCATCACGCCCGACAGACGCACGCCACCAAGCACAAAGCTCGCGAGGCAGCCATCTGAAAGGGTTATGATTGTGTCCGGCGAGGTCACAAACTCGCGAAATCCTCTAAACTGGCGAACTTCATAATCGTGACATTTGCCAGATCGTTATATCGCGTTACGTTGCCCTTGAGGAGTTCATCTGCCACGTTTTGACTTGCGACACACGAATAACCCGACAACGACTTGATGGCCGTTGCCGATACATCAATAGTCAAGTTTGTGGCCCCAGATGCTGGGGTAATGAGCACGGTCGGCAATCCGCCACTGGGTAATACATACGCAGCTGTTATATTGAGGGTATCTGCTGTGCTAGCGGCGTTGATAGCATCTGCAAGCGCGGACATAGCTGCCGCCAGGCTCGCACCGACATTAACTTCGTAATTACCAGATGCGCCCGACGCTTTGAATGTCCATGTGCTCGCACCAATGCTCACAGTGTCATTGGCCGCGACATTCTGGTTAATGATGTGTCCGCGAATCCCGCCGACATTGTTCGCTGCGAATTGAGGGCCGTGGTAATATGTGATCGTCGGTCGATATGACGCGCCTGGCTGGTGGGTCGCAAATAACGGGCCGACATCCTTGAACGCAACTGGAAGATAAGGACCTAATGCCTCTGTTGGGTCACCATTGGATGCCCCTGTCGCAGTGTTGCGAATATATTTTGTGCCATCTGCATCAGTAATCGAGATATAAGCATCAGAACTCGCAGTAATCTTTCGTAAAACCCTAACGCCCAGTTTACGCAAGGCTGTTATAGCGTTGGTTGAGACAGTATTCCAGGCCACCATACAAAATCCACGAACATGAATCGGCAAATTGAATCCCGCCCACGCCGAGGCCACTTGAGCAATTTCTAGCTCATGCGCGGCGATTTCGTCTGGCGTCAATGTAGCGTTTCGAAAACCGCGTCCATATCCACTGTGATCATGCAATATCTGCGGCACAACGTCCAGTGCTTTTCCCCAACTGGTGTTGATTCCGGCGTGGGATGGATGCTCTTGGAAAACACTTGTAGCGCCAGCATCGTTAGACCCGCCAGCAATAAGCGTATCTGAACCCCATCCACCGATAACTACCCCGCCATTATTGTGGCTGGACACAGTGGTGTCGCCGCCGTTTGTCGCCCGGATAGTCGCTGCGAATGCATCTATACAGTCTGTGCTGGAGGCCGCGTTTGTGTCGTCAATCGTAATAAATTGCGGGATTGCCAAGATGCGACCCGCGAGGCTACCAGCAGCCTGGGCGAGATATCGCAGCAACAGCCCAATCGACCCCAGTATGCGTTCATCGGTCGGAGTTGACGGCACTGCGGCAAACCCATATCCATTACCTGATATCCATGCCAAATAGGACTTTGTTGCCCCGTGCTTAATATACCACGCAGAATATATGCTGCCGCCATCGGGTGTGTGGATATTTACGATATCCGTGTAAGGCGCAGCAGTCTCCGCGCCACCGCCCGGCAGGTAGTACGAATGGGCTCGTGCTATGCTTGCTACGCCAGAGAGCGGGCCTGACATTTCGGTAGAGCATGTTGTTCCACTGGTTATCGCAGCCAACGTGCCATACATAATACCCATGCGTCTAGTAGCATATGCTCCCAGAGCGCCGGCACCTTTGAGTAACAGCTTTTGTCCGGTAGATTCGCCGATATCATGGCCGATCACAAACAACAGATCACGAGGTGTTGTGTCCGACAAAACACCAGTGTCAGCGTCCATCGTGACCTCGTGAACAGTTATCCCGAGCGACTCCAACAACCTCTTTGTCTGAGCGTATATAGCCGTGACCGTCGCATCGGTCGTGCTGGTCGTGATAGATGCTGTGACAGGATTTGCGAGTGTTGGAGCCGCTTTGTAAATCCGACCCGTAACCTCAACACCCTCGATCTGGTCACGACTCACCAACTCTACATCACCAACAACACGCACATTGCCGTTAGGGTTGATCTTTACACCTGCAGGCAAAACAAGGTTTTCAGTATATTCGCCTGCCATCGCGGTAACATAAGTTATCCCAGCAGCAACCGCCGCGTCCACCGCCGCCTGGACGGATTGCCCCGGATATACATGCCAAACATTTGACCCCGCGAGGTTCTCGTAATATTTGGAGTTGAGTTCATACAGGTGATTTGCGTCCGCCGGTATAGGCGTCGTTTCACCCGCAAGTTCATTGCTCAAAAATGTTATTTTGTCTTCAAGTAGTCCCATGGTTTACTCCAGTTCCTCGAGTGCGGCCTCGTGCGTCGTCACATTAACATTGCCGGTTATTTCTTTGCGGTCAACAAACATGCCCAGGTGCTTACCTATGTCCACAAGAGAGCGCCCCTTATCGTAAAACTTGAGTTTCACTCGTTTCACATCAACCTTATCCTCGCCGCGCCCTTCGGCATACTCTTCAACGATGAACTCCTGAATTGCCGCCGCCTGGTCGCGAGTGAGCTTTGACAGATCGGTATAGGCGAGTCCATCTTCTCCAACGACCATATAATCCAAGCTGTTTGCGAACGCGAGTTTAGCAAGTTCGTTAAGCACTCTATCCTGCGTGATGCCTGTGCGCTGAGAGCGCTTTTCCTGTGCTTCTGCGACCGCCTCTGCTACCCTAGTTTTGCCTAGCAACTCTGAGCCGATTTTGTCAGCGTTTTTGGCACTATAGCCTGATCGAATAGCCGCCTGCGTTGCGTTGAGGTCAACTAAGTATTCCTCGACGAATCTCTGTTGTTTGGCTGTTAGTGGTCTCATTTCGCTATCCTCACCCTGCGTTCCGCCCTGCCTCTACCGCCTCTGCGCCTCTGGTCGGCTAGCATCGCATCGCGTATATCACGATCTTTAGCGCGCTCAGGAGCGAGCAGGCGGTGTGCGGTTTCGCGGGTAGTTCGTGCATTTTTTCACAATCATTTTATCGGTTCTTTTTGAGGGACTTACTACCACTAGGGTATATCTGTATCTTCAGCGCATCGATTAGTGCAGGAATACCGTCAGCGGCAGTTTGAGAGTCACGCCGCTACATTCTCCAGCGAGTTGTTATGCTCGCCGCCCTATTTCCGTGTCCACGCACCCACCGCCATTGCTGGCGGCCACAAGTCCCTCTGAAGCAACCTTGCGCCTATAGATCGTGAGGTAAATCACCATGTTTGATCGCTCCTAAAATTAAAGCCCCGGCGGTTAAACCGGGGCCGATAGGAGCAGAGGATTGTTACACCAAATTGTAGGCTACGCGCCTGTGCGTTGTGCGTTGTCCTCCATGTATAGGGGGCAAAACAGGCATTTCGCAAGATTTTTAGCCAATCATTTTGATGAAATTGCGTTGGAAATCTCTCCAATCACGGTCAATTTGCCTATATTTGCCACCCGTCTAATTTTTTTTAGGGCGCAAGATTTTTGCGCTCTGATTACGTTTGGAGTGCTGTTGTATATCTCTGCCGCCTCATCGTTGGTCAGCCCCATGCATAGAGCTCTAAACGCCTGTTCCTCACCCTCAGAAAGCTCTGCCCTCTGGATTAGTCGCTCAATCTCCCGCACAAACAGCGCACCGAACTTCGAGTTATCCCATTCTCCCCGGACATACTTGTCGTCCTCGCTCCATAGTGGAGTCCCGCCAGTCCGTAAAACATCGTCACGATCACCAACATACGTCAGCTTTGCGCGCTTTGGCATTAATACCTCCATGACCCTATATGTAGTATCAGCCAACAACTAAAATCAACATATTGTAACACCTGATAATCATAGTGTCAAGTCGCCTGAATTGGCGTGTGTCATA